GAATTAATTTATGTTTATCATTAAAAGCGTATGTAGTATTATATTTTATTTCTACCCAATCTCTAAATGTTGTAAATTTTTTCTTTAGAATTACTTTAGTTATTAATTTATTTTTCATTTCTTTTAATATTCTTTTCTGTTTGAATGGGTCACAATATTTACCAGAATTTACTCGTAATGTATAATATTTGTGTTCTATTCTTTTTCCTTTTTTATCAAAATTTTCTTCTATATAATTTAGATCTTCTGTTTCATATGGATTTCCAACCACTATTCCTTTAATTATATATTCTGATGGATTATTTCTATCAGGCCAAGGTAATTTTATTGTTTTTCCAACTATCATTTCTGCTTCAGCAGAATTCGCCATCGGACCTTTCTCTCTACAAATAATATTTCCTTCTTCATCTGGTTGACATTCTAAACCAGATGTTCCTGTATTCATTTTTCCCATATTTAAAATAATTCCAAAAAGACTTTTTATATTGTCCATAATACCATGGTCTTCTAATTTTTTTTCGTCAGATATATTGTCATCTACAAAATTTTCTTTTTTTTTAAATATTTTACTACATATTAAATAAAATATAACTATTGCTGCTATTGTTAAAATTATTGTTAAAACTGTACTATTGTCTATCATTTCTATTTATAATAGATATAAAAAATATAATTTATTTTTATTACTTTAGTTGGAGTACGCTTGGTCTACTCTAATTTTAATTGGAGTACACTACTCTAACTTTAGTTGGAGTACGCTAACCCTCCCATACCACTCATAATACGGAGGACATTGTAGTTGACAGCGTATAATACATCAGTTGCTTCAAGAGCAACATTAGTTACTAGTTCAGCATTATCAATTCTAGAGAAGTTACAAGTTCCACTTGGTTGATGTTCTTCTGGTTTAAGAGCAAAAGAATATACATTAATATTTTTAATAAGTTCAGAACAACGGGATGTAGGATCCTGATTTCTTGCTACTACATCAACCGAACCAGCACCTGCTATTGAATTAATTGGAGTATCAGATGTAGTCATGCCACCTGAAAAACTTACAGTATATACTGCTACTGCTGTATTTGCTGGCGCTGTTACAATATTATCAACAACTACAATTATAGATACATCACCTGTACCACTTGCGGCAGTGCCACTCATTCCGGTATCTTCAAGTACAGCGTATGAAATATGTAAAATATCTCCTACATTAATATCTATATCTGTCGCTGTGGTTGAATATAATTTTAAATTTGATGTTGTTGCTGCTAAAACTTCAAATGTATTATCAGCTGTACCAATAGATGCTACAGATGCACCTGTACCACCTGCGACATTTATTGGTGTTGTTAATATTTTTGATCTTTCACTACTCTTCATATTGTATCCTGGAACAGCTGTGTGATGATCATATGGTTGACGAAGTTGGAAATATTCTTCTTCTTGAGCAGTAAATCTATCCTGTCCATTTAATTTAAGTTTTGCGTTAACATAAGCGTTTGTAGCAGCAGATGTCCAAATTACTTCTTTAACAGGATGATTCAATGTAAGTTTATTAGATGTTTTTGCTGCTAATGTCTGTTTCTGTACTTGTTCGATTAAGTATTCATGAGATACTTGAGCAAATCTTCTACGTTCATCTGTATCCAAGTATACATAATCACACCATACTTTAACTACTGCAGCAACACCAACGTTAGTACTTGTTCCCCAAGTAAATTTAAGTTTTACTTCATGATACTGGAGAGCAATAAGCGGAAGCGCAAGTCCAGGATTACGACAGAACCAGAAATTAAGTGGAACTTGAACCATACCAGGAGCGCCATTAGAACCAGAAGATCCTAGACAACCCTGCATATATTTTAATCCTGCTGATTTAGATTCTGGTGTAGATAATTCATTCCAGATATCATTCCATTCTTGATAATGTTTATCAATTTGTTGTCCACCAATTTGTAATTCAACTTCACTTACAATTTCAGAACCATCTTCAATACTTGCTGTGCTAGAAGTTACATATACTCTTCCTACTAAATCACCATTTCTTGAAATAGTAACAGTTCCGGATGTTTCAGAACTTGTTAAAGTTGATGTTCCATTAATTGTCTGCTGAATAGTTTCACAAGCAAAATTAGTATGGCGTCTGTATACTACTTTAAAAAAAGTAATTTGAGGATTACCTGTAAGGTAAATATCCTGAGCGCCATAAGCGACTAGTTGCATTAAACCTCCTCCCATACCCATATTATTTATATATTAGAATATAAAAAAAAAAATTTTTTAGCTTAGTTCATTAACGCTAATTATATTTACTTTACGTTTAAATTTTTAATGATTTTTGATGAATCTTAAATAATATTTATTTATATTATTTATATAAAAAATTATCTTAGAAATAGAGATAAGATTATTTAGTTAGAATACGTTTAGTTGCTGTATGCTAAACCACCCATACCCGACATAATGCGGAGGACGTTGTAGTTAACAGCATATACCTTATCAACACCAGTAGCTGCACTGTAAACTAACTGGGCATTGTCAATACGAGAGAAATTACAAGTTCCAGAAGGTTGGTGTTCCTCAGGTTTGAGGGCGAAAGAGTAGACATTAATATCAGACGCTAACTGAGAGCAGCGGGATTGAGGATTTTGGACAGTTGCTATTCTAGTAATATTTAAATCGTCTCCATTAGTGACACCGAAAGATGCATTATTATTATTGGTCATCGCGGCAGCAGCTCCATCAACATATGCAGTAAATGTAATCACTGTGGCAGTTAGAGAAGTCACTTGGACATAATAATGTTTATCTTCGTTACCAGATGCTTCTGAACCTGCGTCGTGATTTTGTATGAATAAAATATCACCGACCTTACATCTTGCCGCAGGGTCTGTTCCACCTAATGCCTGATCGGCATGGAATGTAACGCTAGTAGCGGCGAGTGTTGCACTACCGTCTGCCGGGGTGCCGTTGTGGTCACCCTTATATAGAGTTTCGGGGTTAATTAAGAATTCTAGTTTTTCAGTTTCCTTAATATTGTAGCCCGGAACAGCTGTGTGATGGTCAAAGGGTTGGCGGAGCTGGAAATATTCTTTATCTTGCTCGGCAAAACGATCATGACCATTCAATTCTAATTTACATCTTTGAGTTGACCAAGCAGTATTAGATCCGGTGGTCCATACAAGTTCCTTAATTGGATGATTAAAATTAAGTTTTAGTGAAGTTTTATCGGCATCAACGGCATCTCTTTGAACCTGCTCAATAAGATATTCGTGAGATACCTGAGCGAAACGACGGCGCTCATCGGTGTCAAGGTAGATGTAGTCACACCAAACTTCAACACTAGGAGCAGTTCCATATGCACTCCCATCACGGGAAACTTCAGTAGTTGTACCCCATTTGAATTTAAGTTTTACTTCATGATACTGAAGAGCAATCAAAGGTAAAGCAAGTCCGGGATTGCGACAGAACCAGAATTGAAGAGGGACAAAGACAGACTGCTGGGTAGTGCCACCTGTAGTTCCACCAGCCAATAATGTATTTGAAAAACCTCCGCTCATATATTTAAAACCTGCTGCTCTAGATTCAGGAGTTGATAATTCCTCCCATACTTGGAGCCATTCCCTATATTGTTTATCAATTTGTTGTCCTCCAATTTCTAATTCAACTTCTGAAATTAATTGATCACCAGATAAACAATCAGTTCCATCATTCGCATCACATCTTACATATACTCTGTGGACTAAATCACCATTACGGGCAATAGTTACAGTCCCGGTATCATTACTAGTAGTCAGCGTAGATGTTCCATTAATTGTCTGCTGAATAGTTTCACAAGCAAAATTTGTGTGTCTGCGGTATACTACTTTGAAAAAAGTAATCTGTGGGTTACCTGTAAGGTAAATATCTTGCGCGCCATAAGCTACTAATTGCATTAAACCTCCTCCCATTTTGTATTATACTTATAGTAAAGAAAAAAATTTTTAAATTTTTTACATGAAAAAAAAATAATTTAATTAACGATGATTTAATTACTTTAGTTAGAGTAAGCAAGACATTATTGACTACACTAACTTAGTTAGAGTAGGCGAGACCACCCATGCCACTCATGATACGGAGAACATTGTAGTTAACAGCAAAAATATTTGCTGGGGTAGTTCTACTAGATATCAATTCTGCATTATCAATTCTGGAAAAGTTACAAGTTCCAGACGGTTGGTGTTCTTCCGGTTTAAGAGCAAAAGAATAAACAGCTAATCGATGTGAACCAGCTTGAGTAGCAACTTGGAAACCTCCAAAACCTGTGTGGTGTTGCCATACTTGTGTTCTTGTAAAGTAACGTGTGTCACGATTAGCAATTCTATCATGACCATTTAATTTTAATCTCCATGTATCTCCAGTTGCCCAACTGGCGAATGCTGTATTTTCTCCGCTTGCCCAACCTCCATTCCATACTAATTCTTTAACTGGGTGATTGAAATTTAGAGTAAATTTAGTATTAGTGGATTCAGATTGTCTTTGTACTTGTTCTATCAAATATTCATGGGATACTTGAGCAAATCGTCTTCTTTCGTCAGTATCTAAATATATGTAATCACACCATAAACTATAATCGGTTGAACCACTTAATGAAGAAGCAAATTCTACAATGATTTTAACTTCATGATACTGTAAAGCAATTAATGGAAGAGCGAGACCAGGATTACGGCAAAACCAAAACATTAAAGGTGTATTTACAACATCTGATACAAGATCAGGAACAGGGTGGGAACATTGACTGCCGACTGCGCCGTCTGTAGCGACATTTCCAGTGTTACTAGCAATTGCATTTCCTATACCAGACATAAGTTGATATTTTGTACCACACGCTTGTCCACCTGGATTAGGTTCGCTTAATTCAGACCAAATTTCCATCCATTCACCATATTGTTTATCAATCTGTTGACCCCCAATTTCACAAGTTACAGTACTAATATCTAGTGCTGGACCATTAACTACATTTGTGGCATTCAATGTTGATTCTAAATACATTCTATGAACTAAATCACCATTTCTAGAAATTGTGGCAGTGACTCTTGCACCGGCAGCAACAGTTCCACTCCATGTTTGTTCAATACATTCCATAGAGAAGTTAGTGTGTCTGCGGTATACTACTTTGAAAAAAGTAATCTGTGGGTTACCTGTAAGGTAAATATCCTGAGCGCCATAAGCAACAAGCTGCATTAAACCTCCTCCCATTTTTATATTATACTTATAGTAAAGAAAAAAATTTTAAAAAATTACGAATAAAAAATTAATTAATTTTGTGTTCTTTATATAATCTATGCATTTGTTTCCATGTCCATTGAATTTCTTTAATAATAATACCGTTTTCTGGAATAGTTTTTATATATTTATCACAATCTTCTTTTTTAAAATATTCAATATTTCTTAAGTTTTTATTTGTTCCATCATAAATATATTTAATATATTCATCTCTTTTTTCAGATACAGGTTCTGGTTTTGGTTCTGGTTTTGGTTCTGGTTTAGATTCTGGTTTTGGTTCTGGTTCAATAACTTCTATTTTTAATTCTAATTTTTCTTCTTTATGTTTTTCTTCCACTTTAGAATCTTTTACTTCATTTAAACTTTCTGTTTTAGGTTTAATTGTTAATTTTACATTTTGTTCTGATTTTTTTACTGCTTTTTTACCTGTTTTTTTTCCTACTTTTTTCTTTGGCATTTTTTATAATAATAAAAAATATTATTTTTCTAGAAATTATATTCAACAGATATTAGGCAGTCCATTATTAAATTCTCCTTTATACAAAAGATAATTATTTTTATCAAATATTTTTCCATATCCATGAAACAAATTTCCTTTAAAATATCCTATATATTTTCCATTTTCAAAATTATAAGTATCTTGATAATGTTCTGTATTAATATCTAGTAATATTTTTTCACAATATTCACCAGTTCTGTGAAATTTATTTAAAACATTTTTCATAGCCATACCACTACCTATACTAACACCTCCTGTAACTATATTATTAATAACTAATGGTGCTAATTTTATATAAGTAACTATTGAACCAACATATGCTACAGAATCTATTCGATTATTAAATGTATTTATATCTGTCATACATTTCTTCAAGGTTTCTTTCTTTGTTTTATCCATGTAATTTGGATACACATTATTCAAAATTATCTTATTTGTTTCATTTTTAGAAATATCACATATTTTTGTTCGTTTGTAAATTACTTCCAACAATATTTTAGAATCATTGTTAGCCATTTCTAGAATATCAGCCCACAATTTATTTTTCCATTCATTTGTTTCTTGATTCTCACCTATAGAAAATCTAGCATTTGGAATAATATTTCTTATTTTATTTTTCCGATTTATCAAAGAATCTTTATTCCTAAATACATTATACTTTGTAAACACAAATAGTGTATTTTTGTAAATTTTGTTATCCAATTCATTTTTAAACAATTTTAGAATTTCTTTGTTATCTTTTGTAAATCTTGCCTCACTAGAATCAAAACAAAATAACAAAATATCTGTTTCTTTTACTTTTTCAGCAATTTTCTTAATATAATCTTTTGGATCACCTACATCATCATACATTCCCATTGTATCCCAAACATTTATCGTATGTTCTCCTACTTTTGTTGTATATCTAGTTACATCCATTGTTGTTGCTTCGTCATCTCCTACTTCTGCTATAGTTTTATTAAACAAAGTATTTATCAAATAACTCTTTCCTACTCCTGTTTTTCCAACAACAGCTACTGTATATTCTTTTGCTATTACTTTGTTAAATAACAAAGTAAAAAGTAATGTAAATATCACAAACTTTATTTTAAACATTTTTAGTCTTTCCGTCAACAAAAATTTTTAAAAATATCTTTCAATTTTAGAATGGTTCGTAAAACTCAAAAAAAACCTATAAAAAATAATAACTCTTCTAAAAAATCTTTATTATATTTGGCAACTCCTGTTTATGGTGGTTGGGTAACTATGACAGCTCATTTAGTATTAAAATACAATTATCTTTTATACAAAGTATCTTCTAGAACTGAAACAAATTCTAGAGATTTTGGATACAATGTTAAATATAGAAACATTTCTAAAGAAGAGTTAAAAAATTTAAATAATATTTTAATCACAGCCATTGACAAACATTATTACCCAATCCTAGAGTTTTTACCAAAAAATGTTTCTATAGTTATCCATGATCCAACAGAAGTAAAAACATCTACAAAGAATCCTAACCCTCTTTTGAAATATCTTCCTAAAATGAATATTATAACAATTAGAGAATCTGTTAAAAATTATCTTTTAGAAAATCACCATCTAAAATCCACATTTGTAAAACATCCATTCTTTGAATATTCCATTCCTAGAGAATTAATAAAAAAAAGCAATTTTGCTGTAAGTATTTCTAGAATTGATTTTGACAAAAATATTGAAATAATACTTGAAGCAAATCAATTAATTAAAGATTCAAATAGAAGAGTTGTTTTATTTGGAGCAGAAAACAGATTGTATACTTATCACAAATTAAAGCCATTAGGATTTAAGAAATATTACAAGGGTAAATTTAATAAAACTCTTCCAGCTTCTATACAAGGAAATAATAATCTCTTAAATGGTGTTAGATTTGTTGTAGATTTATCAGTTATAAAAAATGACGGAGGAGGTACACAATACACTTTCTTAGAAGCTATACATCAGAATTGTTGTTTAATTTTACACAAGAAATGGATAAATCAAAAGGGTAGTATTTTCAGAGACAAATATAATTGCTTAGTTATAGAGACTCCTGAAGAATTAGCGAGTATTTTAAGTAGAAATATAAATACAAAAAGTATTATTCAAAATGCTAAGAAAATACTAAAATCTCATACTCAGATAAAATGGTGAGCCTACGCTCATGGTGAGCTTACGCTCATGGTGAGCCTACGCTCAGGGTAAGCTTACGCTCATGGTGAGCCTACGCTCATGGTGAGCTTACGCTCAGGGAACTCATTTTATGAAAACCCTGTATAAATTGAAATCTAGAATCAATACAAAAATTGTCCAAACCAATTAAAATATCAAAGATGACTCATGAATGCCAATGTTGCTACATTACATCTACAAAACCAAATATCACTTGCTCTTGTGAGTTTGAAACATGTTATACTTGTGCTAAGAGATTTATTCTAGAGAACTCAGGTGAAGCTTCTTGTATGAATTGTTCTAAACAGTTTGACAGGAGTTTCTTGTGTCAACATCTGGGTGTAACCTGGGTTAATACACAGTTTAAGAAACATCAAGCTAGAACTCTTTTAGAGAAAGAGATGGCGAAATTGCCAATAACACAAGCTGTTGCTCAGAGAGAAAGAAGATTAAGAGAATTAAGGGAGATATATAGACCTTTACATAAAGAGAAATTAAAATTAAGAGATTCATATTGTAGAAAAAGTTGTGAATTAACAATTTTACCAGAATGGGAAAGGGAAAAAAGAAAAGAGTTGAAACAAGAACTGAAACAGGTAAATGAACAATGTAAGACCCGTGCTTTAGAATGTAGAAAGTTGAATGAAATTATATCAGTATTAAGAAATCATAATACTACAAAAGAAGAGAAAGTTCAGTTTGTCAAGAAATGTCCAGTAGATTCATGTAATGGGTCTCTTTCTACACAGTGGAAGTGTGGTATGTGTGACACATTTGCCTGTTCAAAGTGCCATACAGTTATTGGGAAAGACAAGAAAGCAGAGCATACATGTAATCCAGAAGACCTAGAATCTGTTAAAGAGATAAAGAAATCAACAAGACCCTGTCCAGGTTGTGGTTCTCCTGTGTTTAAGATAGAAGGCTGTGATCAGATGTTTTGTACAGTTCCAGGATGTGAAACTGCTTTCTCATTTAGAACAGGTAGAAAAGAGCATGGAATTATTCACAATCCTCATTATTATCAAATGAAACAACAAGGTTTGTTAGGTGGTGTAAATAGAAATCCAGGTGACAGAGTATGTGGTGGTATAAACGAGGAAGTAATATTATATCAAGTTCAAATATTAAGACAGGTAGAAGACATAAATGAAAAATATTATTATGACGAAAAAATACCACTACAACTATTATTTGAATATTTATATAGATCAAGTATCCATTTTGATGAAGTTGTATTGGATAGACTGAGAACAGAAAATACTACAGTTAATAATAATGAAGATTTAAGAATTAAGTATCTCTTGAAAGATATAGACAGAGCAAAATTCGAATCATTGCTAGCAAGAAGAATCAAAAAGAGACAATATACACAAGAGTTTCTTAATATAGCAGAAATAATGTCAACTGTTTTACTAGAACAAGTAATTCGAGTTCAAAATATAGGTGTTGACATTGTAACATATTCTCAGTTAGATCATTTATGTGAGGAAATAATTGAAGCTTATAAAGAAGTTCAACGAGTTCGTGAATATTGTAATCAACAACTTGCTAAAATCTGTTCAGATTTTAAGATAAAAAGAAGAGAAATCCCAAAGAATATAACGGGGCGGGCGCCGCCCCGGCGGTACGAATGTATGCGTTTATAAGGCTCCGTGTGTAGGATAATTATATTGATGATAGTTATTATATAATAAAGGTTCTTGTATATTTTTTTTCTCTTTACAACATTTTAAACAAGATATATCATAACATTTATTAAGTCCAATAGCAATGAAAGTTATACTAGATAATATTATAATACCAATACCACAAACTGTAGAATACATTTATATTTATATTTAAATTTATTTAAAATTATTTGAACATTGAATTTCTAGTAATTTAAGGTTTATAAATTGAATTATTTATTTAAAAAAATAAATAAAATGTTAATTAATATTTATAATTATGAACCAGAATTACTTAAATGTATTATAGATGAAATGTCTTACGAAGGATATCTTAAAGAAGATATACAAGATTTAGCAAATTTGTATTATACAAAAAATTGGACACAATACATTAAAGATTATATCAAAAATATTATTATAAATAAAGCAGAAAATCAAATTAAATATAAAAATATACAATGTGTTTTACCTTGGGTAATGGATTTTCCAGATACAATAAAAACTCTATCAGAATATGTAAAATTAAATACAAATGATTTATTATTTAAAAATAAACTAGGAAAAATATGGTTAAAAGGTAATTTTACTCTATCATCACAATCTATACCAGAAAATAATTATAATATCGATAGATTTAATAATGAAAATAAATTTAATTTTTATGTTTGTCTCATATATAATAAAAATAATGAATCTAATGAAAATATTAGGGTTCCAATACTTAAAAATATAGGAGTATTTATTTATGACAATAATATACCTACACCATATTGGTATGATAAATATTATTTATTGATACCATCTTTTGTTATAGATGATTTATATGAAAAAATTAAAGTGGTGGACTAGATACAGTTCTAGTTAATTCAGTTGTTCTTTTTTTTCTTTGTGACTTCCTACGTTCACTTTGTTTTCGAGTTTTTCTAACATTTCTACCTCTCTGTTTAGCTTGTATTTTTTTTGCCGCAGAACTTCTTTTTTTGGACGAAGTTCTTCGTTTTGGTGGTGTATCTTCACCAAAAAGCCTATCAAATAATCCTGGTGATGCTACAGTTATTTTATCAGTTGATTTAGTTTTACTTTTTGATTTTTTACTTTTAGACGAAGTTTTACTAGAAGCTTGTTTCATAGTATGTTCAATGTTCTTTTTCAAAGAATGCTTTACGTCTTTTCCTTTCCAATGAATAGCCTTTTCAGATCTTCTACCAAAATTAGAAGGATATCTTAATTCTCTAGCACCTTTCCATTTTCCATAAATTAATCTGTTATGTTTATCTATGTGACCCTGATGTTGAGCACAAAAATCACTATTTGGTAATTTTATTTTTGAACATTTAGCACCGTATCCATCATTCCATATACGGGCATTACATTCAAATTGTTGTTCTGGTAAAGCTGTTCTTCTTCTATTTACTTTTGTCCAATCACCCATTAATTTTTCAGCATTTCTTACTTCATTTCCTTGTGAATCTACAACTACTAAACCTTTTTTATTTAACTCTTTTATTGTGTTTTTTTTTAAATCTTCTAGAAGAGTTACACAAATATCCATTTCTATATATAAAGTAGAAAATAAAAAACAATATATAAATTGAAAAATAATAAAAACTATTTATTTAAATTATGGAAACTCTAGTAACAAATTCCAGATTAACACGAGCTAAATATCAAGCAGTTAGAAGAGTTATTGGTTCAGATAATAAAATAATTAATGTTTTTACAAAAGTAGCAAATCAACCAGGATATTGTACTAGATATCAAAGACCTAGACAAAAAGTAAAGAGAATTAAAATAAAAACAGAAGATATCCTTCAAAGAGTAAGAAATGCTAAATTAATGAACGTATCCGAACAATGTTATGGAGAATCAGATGATTTGGAAGTTTGTATTTCTAATACAATGCCAATGACTGAAGATGAATTAACAGCAACAATCATACATGAAGCTTTACATTATATATGTTATGTAGATAGAGGATATGGATTTAGATGTATGTGTACACGAGATGAACATCTTGCTATGTCTTATTACGGAAGAGATATACAAATACCAGAGGACGCTTGTATATCTTGTCTACATACAGAAGAATGTATCTGTTAATATTTAAAAACTTATCTATTTTTTTATAAAATGAAAGTTTTTGATGAAAGATTATTTAAACCTAAATGGTGTATAATTTCATCAGAATGGTTTAAAAAATGGGAGAGTATCCTGGACCTATAAATAATAAAAAAGTTTTTAAAAATATTAAAAGTTCTTATATAATTATTAGTTCTCTTTTGGGTGATTTTTTTGTTGATAAATATGGAGGTGACAATCCTGTTAAAATTAATATTAATTAAAAATTGAAAATTAAAAATTGAAATATAATATTAGTATAAAAGGGACAACCTATATGACAGAAAACAATATTCATCAACACAATTCAGAAAGAGTTAAACAAAATTTTGAAGAGATGATGGAAATTATTGATAGAAATAAAGATAATATTCCAGAAGGAGATTATATAAATTTTTGTAGAGCTATTAAAGGAAATTTTGATTCAACAGATACAGCGTCCCTTCAAAATGAAAATAATGAATTAATCGAAGAAATAGAAGAGTTGGAAGAAGATAATGTGGGACTAGGAAAATATATTGATAGACTACATGATAGAAATTTGAAGTTAATTAAAAAATTAAATATAAGAACACAATTTTTGAAAAGAGCTTACAATTGTAATAAAGGAAATAATAAAATATTTTCTAAAACAGAAGAAAGATTTCTATACAATATTTTAGATACAGAAGAAAGAGGAAAAAGACGTTGTAATAACCGAGATAAAGTACCATTTGATTATGACACTTTAACTTATGAAAATTTTGGTAGCATGATTGAATCAAGAATTGTGAAATTACCTGAAGATATGACAATTGATGATATGCCTTCCATGCTGAAAAGACTTTTATAAAACATAAAATTTCTAGTAATTTTCTTTAGAAAATTGAATAATAATTATTTTTATTTTTTTTTTGGATACAATGCCAACAGAAATTGACATTTTAACAGGAAATCTCATTGTAGGAGCTCTTGTAGCTTTATGTGAGAAAAATGAATTTTGTTATCAAATTATGTTAATATATATAAGTATGTATATTTTCATACAAGTATATTGTTTAATTAAGAGAATAGATTATCCAGTCCAAGGAATATCAGACATATTTCAAAATATTATAGGATATTGTATAACCCGATGTGTTATAGAATAAATTGTATAACCCGATGTGTTATTGGATAATAATTATCTAACTTGTTTTTACAAATGGATTATAATAATTGTTCTGTATGTAAGAAGAAAAATGATACTTTGATTTATATGTGTATGAGTTGTATTAGACAGAAATATTCTTCTGATAAAGAGAAATGTTGTATTTGTGGAACAACAGAGAATGTATCTCCTTGTGCTAATGAACTCACAAAATATTATTGTGACAAATGCTGGGAAGAAGAGTTTATTAGACAAATGAAGCGTGAATAACTCTTATTATTTTTATTAAAATTGATATTAATTTATCTTAAATTGAAAAGATAAATTAATATCTTTTTATCCAACAAACAACAAAAAATAAACAAAAATGTCCATGAATACTCCTACAATTATACAATTACAACGAGAATTAGAGGATTTAAAATTACAAGATATTTTGAGTAATATTGAAAGTCGTGAAGCCCAAATTTGTCTCCTAAGATACACTATTCCAGACAAATATTTACATCTTATGAAACCTGGAACAGAAAGCCATTTTGTTATGACTTTTACTCAGGGACGAGAATTAATGAAAAGACAAATGTTCAATTATAATCCTGAGGAAAAATCAATAGGAGAAATAATATATGATGATGTATTCGTATGTTATTCATTACAACAACCAAAAGATATTTATAATTTTTCAAAACAATTTATTTATTCAACAGTGTATGGTTATTATTGTAAAAATATCCCTATGGATATAAATATTTTGGACGATTGTATGTTTTGTAATTATGTTCCTCTGGATAGAAATAATTTAGTAAAGAAAGAACATTGGAAAACTATTCGGCAATTAATTAAAGAATATACAAATATTAGCATATGATTTAAATAAATTAAAATTGAATTATTGTTAAACTTTTTTATTGTTTGAATATTATCATCAATATTACAAAATATGTCAAACCGATTCAAAGTATTTTTATTCTTTATTTCAGTAATTTTATTTAATCTCACAAAATGTGATTTTTCCAAAATTCTTGAGATAACTGATGGAAATCACAATAAAAAATATTGTTCTCCAAATGATAATATGTTGGAAAGAGACGTTCGTGATATGAAAATTATGGATTTAATGGAGAGATATGATTCATATAATGAAAAGTTTTTAATACCATATAGTGTAATGAAATTGGATATTCCAAAGAAATACAATCATATAATGAAATCTGATAGATATATGGATGTTATTTATACAAAAAATCATCATACATGTCATTATTTTACAAAGTTTACATTGCAAAAAGTTAAAGATATTGGATATACATATATTATTGACAATAAATGTAAAACTGGTTACAATGATATAGAATTACATAAAATATATGAAGAAAAGTATGGTGGTAGAATATTAATGGGAGATCTCATAAAATACCTTAAAAAAGAAGCGAAAACAAGATTTGAAGAAAATTATGATTATTATCCATTGGATTTTAATATTTTAGATAATTGTCGGATAAAAGATTTAAGTCAAAAATATCCAAAATGGGTAAATTTACGGGAAATTATTATGAAAAGAATGAATATAAGAGTATAGATATAGTTTAAAATTGAATAAATAAATATTTTTTTATCATTAAATATTCACTAAAAAATGGTATACATTTATATTTTAAAACTCCAAGGAGGAAAATATTATATAGGTAAAACAGAAGATCCACAAATTAGATTAAAGTCTCATTTTAATTATCAAGGCTCAGAATGGACAAAAAAGTTCAAACCTATAAAAATAATGAATATTATCAAGGATTGTGATGATTATGATGAAGATAAATACACCAGAATTTATATGGATAAATATGGTATAGATAATGTTCGTGGAGGTTCATTTGTTACTTTTAAATTAGATAAATCAACAACAGATACAATTCAAAGAATGAATAATGGCACAAATGATAAATGTTTTATTTGTGGACAAAAAGGGCATTTTGCAAAAGATTGTTCAAGAAATCAAAATTATGATGCAGATAGTGAATCAGAAGATTTATGGTATTGTGATTATTGTGATAAAGGATTTGATACACAAAAAGGTTGTTTATTTCATGAAAATGTTCATTGTAAATTAAAAAAACAGACAAAACCAAAACAACAATATAAACCAAAATATCAAAAGAAAAGTAAAAGAACATGTCATATGTGTTCTTCTAGTTTAGAAGGAATGCCTATGAGTCATAAATTTTGTAAAGTTCATTACCAACAGGCTTTATTAAATGATTAATAAAATTGAAATAATAATTATTCTTTTTTTTCGTCCAAAACCCCAATAATACCTTTAAAATATCAAAAAATGCCTTTAAAAAATGAAGAGTTTTTTGTAAATTTAACTCATGGTAAAATTCAAATTTCTCACAGAAAAGATGACATCTATTATTCGAATTGGTATTCTATGAACTATTTTAAAGTTGATATGAATATTCAAACCATGAAAGATATATTATCAAGTGTTTTGGTAAAAGGAGAATCTGTATTTAAATCTTCAATATCATATGAATTTAATAAATGTATAATAAATATAAATATTGACAAGTTTGATTACGATTACTATATTGTATGTAACGGAAAATCTAATGTTATTAAGACAAGTATAGACAATAAAAAATTCATATTAGAATTGTGTTCACGGGTTTCAGTTGATAAAATAAGAGAAAAACAAATTATAGCATTACAAAGAAAAGTAAAAGTGTTACAAAAAGAGCTTTTGGATAGAAAATTAATGGATATTATTTGTTCTTCAGGAAGAACTTGTGATTTGTGTATGTTTAAATTTAATACTCCTTATGCTACACAAGTATATGAAATTACTTATTCTAGTGATTTTGAAGTGGATATAGTTAATGAATCTATGTCAATAGTAGAAATGGAAAAAATTATTAAAAGAAAACAAAGTTTAGTTCATAAAATTCCTTTCAAGAAAATGTTGGATAAAATACAAGAAGAACTCATTAAATTATATATGAATGATAATAGATATGGATATGTTCCATTAGATTTTAATTTATTAGATGAATGTGAAGTATGTCTTAATAAGGATTATACAAAAGATTGTGTATGGAAAACACTTCGTAAATATATTATGGAACTTGTAGATGCTTGTGTATAATTTTTGTAAAATTGATTCCAAGTATTCAAACAAAATTGAAATAGGATAATAATAAATTTTTTATCCAATAACAAAAAAACAAATATGTGTATCTTAGGCTGTCTGAAGATTTTCTCAATATTTATTGCTTTTCTCTTTGCTGGATTATATCAATCTCTTAATAATATAGATCCAACAAAATTATACATTAATCAACAGGATAAATGTGTTCCTGTCCCAAATTATTTGTATCAGAAATATACTGAAACTTTCTCATTTCTTCCAGAAATTTCAAGAATTTCTTAATGTAGATTTATTTTAAATTAAATTAATTTATATCTGTTTTTTTTCTTTTAAAAATACAATCTTTATCTGAACAACCCTGAATTAGTGATTTTTTACAAATACACATTTTATTTTATATAAAATATATAAAATAAAGTATATATTTATAAATTATAAATTATAAATTAAAAATGATATCAAATAAAGAAATTATTAGAGTAATAAATAGAGCACAACGATTAATAGAAAAAGAAGATAATGAAACTAGAGATAAATTTAAAAAATTAATTAATTCTTCTGAAATGGAACAATTATTAGAAAAAAAAATAGATGAATATTTAGACACAATATCTGGAAGATTAATAAAATCTTTAGGTTTTGGATCATCTTTTATTATGAAAACAATTCATCCAATAGTAATAAATATGGACAAAGATATAGCAAAAATTTATATAAATATGAATTAATTTAAGGGCAAGGTGTTTCCCATTTACGAACACATTTTCCACTAGCAGCACACCAAGTATATCCAGCACTTGTTAAACATTTATGTGAATCTCTTGTTCTACCAATCCTTGACGGAGGCAAAGAATGAAAATGAGTTCCTTGTTCGCAAGGACGTATCATATCTGGATCAATTCTTTTAAAGAAGTTTTGCATATTTGCAGCATTATAACATTTATTGTAAAATCGTATCATTTTATTCATACAAGGAGTATGACATATACTTTTTCCTAAATGTTTATTCATTTTTAGAATAGACTCACAAGTTTTAAGAACAGTTAGTTCTGTCTGTAAATTACATCCCTTTATTGGTTTTTTAGATATAACTCCTATACCACGATATTTAATACAATGAGGATGTCCTTTTCGGGAACATTCCATTCGAGTACAGAAAGTTAATTTTCCATTATTTACACCACAATGATTACATCCATCATACCATAGAGAACAGGTTTTAGGTATATTGGTATGTTTATAATGTTTATGATTAGAAAACTCTTGACGGTAAACCGGTAAACATTTACGGTACAATCTTCTTAGCTCATTGGGATTTTGAGACTGTTGTGAATGACAATATCCACAAGTTTTAGCACAATTATTTTTTAATGTATTTTTCATTAAACTATTTTTACAATATCCTTCCTGTCCAACTAATTTACAAGTTCTGGACCCCCATTTATCACTACATTTATGATTCATATGGTGACGAGATTGGTGATGATGATTAAATCTCCATCCACATCTTTTATAATATGGAATAAATGTTTTAGCACAACTAGGAGAACATTGATTAGGTAGATATTTACATTCTTTAGATTTACAACAGCTTGATTTTACTTGAGATAACATTTTTTGTTCATTTCGAGAACACATATGAGATTGTTGTGTGTATCTACAAGACAATATTTTTGAACAATCAGGGTCAGCACAATCAATTAATCCATCCCCGTCATTGTCTTTTTTATCAAAACATTGAGCATTTGTTTCTTTTGGTGAACAGTTTCCATAATATTGAATATTAGTGTGACCACGACATATAGCGTCACATTTGTTGTAATATGTTAAACCATTATGACCACATACTGGTTGATATAAATTATTTAATGTA